TACTTGAAACCTGCAATAGCCTTTGGCGAAGATGGTCATATTAAACCTTTTGGAACTCAAAAGAAAGGATCAACTGTATTTCCTGTCTGGTGGTGGATGTTTATCTTTGCAGCCCTATCGTATTTTTTGGTGACCATTCTAACTAAATATTCTATCTAAAATGGATTGTTTTGTATAAAATGTACAGTAAGAAAAAATGCCAAAGCCTAAAGATCCTAAGAAGAAGATGAAAGTCAAGGGTCGGGCGTTGGAGCGTGGACCCTTGAAAAACGATATTGAGTTCGCCAAAATTATGGAAACTCTTCGCTATCAAAAGAGCCTTCCTAAAGAAAAACGCGACACAGATGTTGTTATCATCTGTCGCGTGGAGAATATGGAGGGAACAGGAAACTTTCACCTTTGGTCAAAAGAAGGTCGTGAATATTTCGGAGCGTGCCCAGGAAACTTGGTACTTGAAAGTATGATTGGACAACTTGTCAAACAGCGTATCCCAGACATTTCTGGTCAACCGCTAGTTCTTGTTGCCTTGATTGATGGAAAAACAGAAAAGAAGCCAGAGATTATGGCGCTCATTTCTGATCCTGATCAGGTAATTAAAGAGCAAAGAGTAAGCCTTCTAAAAGAGGTTGGAATTGAATTTGTTATCCAAGAAGAGGGTTACGATTTCGATAGAGAAGGTGTGCCAGAAGAAGTCATTGACTTTGACGATTTGTAAGTATAGAAATATGTTTGCGGATCATATACGGCTCTGGTCATAAATGAATCTACTTCAGAGTACTTCATTTTTTTCAGGAGTTTATAATTGTTTTCTATTTTATCGTTCTCATGAATAATAACGTCTTTAGATGGACGTTTTGAAAAAGGATGAAGAATCAGTTCAGGAACAGCATGAATACCAAACGAATCACGAGCCTTATGAAAATATGACTTTGCTTTGCGAGTTATACCTCGTTTTTCAGCTTTCCGTAATAATTTATCATCTCCAGGTGCCAGAGCAATCATTCCAACAATATCCGGATACTTTTTAATCATTGTATCAGAAAAACAGGGATCATACGCATTTCCTGGACGAGGCATACATCCTTTAGGAACACGAGAACATTCTTTGATAAATGTTTTCTTTTTTCTAGTCATTCTCGAATAGGGCGATGGTTCAACTAACCAGAGAACTTTGATATCATGAGTCAACACGTAGGCATAAACCGTATCCCCAATTTCTTTGCGATATTCTTCGTACAGATGGTAACCAATGTAGGGGTTTGGATGAAAAAACACATTAAAGTTAGGAGTTACGCATCTGCCTTCGGAGACAGGAATTCCACGCATATCATTTTGAGGAGTTTTGGTATAGCGGAACAACAGAGTTCCTTTAGGAATTGTTTTTATCAGTAGTTTTGTCCGCCGGTACGGAACTTCCATTATTACTCTCTTTCTCTTTTAATTCTTTCTCCAAGTCTTTTTCGAACTTTGCTAATTCCGCAGAATCAGGCTGACAGACTTGAGATTCAGTTGTATGAAGCATTCTCGTCGTAGAAACCCAAGATCCCAACATCATAAAATACGCAATACCAACAGCATGAGAATATCCCTCTTCAAGACCAAACCATCCTTGCAAAGGTACACTAAATATATCACGAACAAAGGTGCTCCAAGAAGCCAGAACATAGCATATTGTAGGCAAAAATGTCCAGTATACTCCTTCCATTGCTGAAATTGACCAAGAAACTTTAGAGCATTTCATGTAGGAAATAAAGAGAGACATAGCAAACCCAAAAATGTAGAGTCCGCCTAATACGAACAGAGAACCTACAGTTAAGTTCATTTTATGTATTAAACAGTGTAATCGTTTTCTCCAAATTTTCGAGAAGAGTTGCTCTCTGTACCATATGTGGTCGAGTGGTTTCCGAGCATTCTGCTAGAGTCATCCATCTCATCTCACAGATTTCTCGCTCTTGTTCTCTTGTCATCACAGTGTTGAGTACGATATCAGTGGCTACTACAGAAACAAAATAGAGATGACGATACTCAACATCATTAGTTCCTCTGAACGTTTCATCTAAGGAAAGGTTTTTGCAGACGGTATACGACTCACGAGGAATATCAGTTTCTTCAGAAAATTCACGGATCGCACAGTTCAAATCTGCTTCACGATGTTGACGACGTCCTTTAGGAAATCCCCATTCAGATTCTGGATATCCTTCTGGTCCAACAAACGAAGCAATATCCAATTTCTCAAATCTAGATTTTGAAATTTCATATTCATGAGAATGATGATCTCTACCCACTCCCCAATGTTGGGTCCACACATCTTGAAAGCACATACTTTTAAGCAACTCATGTTCTCCAAACGTCATATTTGCAAACAATTTTTTGATAAAGGCTGTATTTCCAACTTCATATTTTCCTCTGACAAATTCTGTGAATGCCATGGAATGTTTTCTCCTGACCATCAGGACTTTGACAGAATCAGGTTGACACGGCAATTTTGAAGCATCCAAAAGAATCAATCCACATGACATTATGGGTTGTGTACAATCACGAAACACATGTCCTTTTTCACCGCAATTATTGCAATACATCTACTCTATAAAGTTTCTTACGTGTAAACAAATGGGAGTTGGACATTCAACAGGACCGAAATTAGATTTATCTAACGCTACATTGTCAGTAGGAGACGCACAGAAACAATTAGCAGCACAAGTTGCCAATGCTCAATCAGCTACATGGGGTTATGCTAGAGTAGGCTTCTATTTTTTTGGAGCATTAATCATTCTTGGTGGAATTGGAGTTGGCATATATTATTTATATAATTATTTAACCATCCAAAAATTAGAATCTGAACAGGAAGCAACCCTGGTTATTGATTCTGCTATCTTAAAAGATCCTATTTATGTGAATGGAGATATCACAGATAAAATTAATGCCCAAGTTAAAGGTGATTCGTTATATCTAGAAAAAGGTGTAGCCCCATTTATTGATGTGAATTCAATGTCTTGCTTTAATATGCCTCCTTCAGGTTCTAAGGATGTTTCTGATACTCCAGGTACTACAGGTCCTATCCCTGGTGGTGGTTCATCTCCTATCCCTGGTGGGGGTACTTCTCCAGTTTCCGGTCAAACACAATGTACACTCATTAAAGGTCAAGTAGCAATTACTTACCATTTCACAGGAAGTCAGCCAGGATTGGATACAACATCTAAAAGTCCCGCACCATGGGATGTCAATGAAAAAGTTAATATTTCTTTAGCTAATGCTATGGGTGAACATTTTACAAATAAGGTTAGTAAACCACCCGTTTCTAAACAAGCTCAACCTACATTCTGGGGAAGAGTATCAAATATGTTTAATACAACAGGTAGTTCTGCTGATTTACTTCCCTATCCAAAAGAAGCACGCACTGAAGCTATTGTTCCTTCAGCATCAGCGCCCCTATCTGGTGGACAAGATGGAGCGTATGGTATGCAGTTCTGGATGTACGTCCAAGATTGGAATTATAAATTTGGAGTGGAAAAACATATTGTTTCACGATCAGATCCAACTAATCCTGCTATTATGAACCCTTCAGTGAGTCTACATCCAACCGATAATTCTTTAAAGATCAGTGTTTCAGTATACGGTGATGGATCATCTTCTAAGAGTGAACCAGCACCTGCTGGTCATTCAGGGGCTACAGATGATGTCTATATTTGCGAAGTTCCCGATATTCCTTTACAAACTTGGTTGGCTGTTTCTGTGACCTTGTTTTCCCGTAATTTGGATGTGTATATCAACGGTAAACTTGTAAAATCTTGTGTTCTTTCAGGTGTTCCTAAATCTGTGGGAGGAAATATTCATTTGAATTCAGGTGGTGGATTTTCTGGACACTTATGTTCTTTCTTCCATTATCCTCGTATGTTGACACCTGATGATGCTCAAGCATTCTATTCTCAAGGAACTAGTTGTACGGCAGCCACTGATCCATCTACATCCACTAAAGTAACCGGATACGGATTCAAGTTTGGGGTGTATGATGCTGCTGGAAAACAGGTAAGTCAGTATGTGTTGTAGGAACAAGAAAACGGTGTCTTTCGACAAGAAAACGGAATGTTTTTTTGTAGGAAGTGAGTTCTTAGTTTATTTTCCATTCTACCCTTGTTTTACGCGTTTAAGCCTTTAACAAGAATGAGTGGTCCTGCAGCAGCAGGTGGGGCAAAGTCCCCCAAGATGTGCGCCTTCTTCAATACCCCTGGTGGGTGTAGGAAAGGCGACAAGTGTCCTTTCAAGCATGTTTCCAACTTTAACAGAAAGTATGGGGGCAACAAGCGAGAGGAGGTGGTGAAGGCTGCCAAGGAGATCGGCACGTGTGCCGGGTGCATGAATTTTGAGTGCAACTGCCTGTCAGCCTCTGAGGCTGAGGCAGTTTCCATGCAGCTTCCACCCAACATGAAGCTTTATGTGTGCGCCCGCTGGGCGCTGCACTTGCTTGGGTTTAACAGCCCATGCCCAGAGGGGTGCGCTTACGTGCACCACAGTGGCGAGGTCCAGGCTGCGTTTGAGAACATTCGCGTGGCCCACAGGGACCAAAAGACGGGGGCGGTGATGTCCCTAGAGGAGGCCAAGAAGCGGGCCTGGACAAAGACGCTTCAGAACATTCAGGACAATCTTCGGGCAGTTCTGGGTGTGGAGACCGTGAAGAAGGGCAAGACCAAGATAGTGATTCCAGAGTGGAGCACAGAGTGGGAGCCTTTGGTCAAGGAGCTACTGAGTAGCATGGGTCTGGAGGACCCCAACCCGGTAGATGCCGGAGAGACTGCAGAGATGCTGGACGCTCAGGAGGAGCTGGACCGCATTCTGTATGAGCTGGACGCTCAGCATGAGGTGGAGGAGTTTCCTGGCATGGGAGATGGACCTGATGACGTCAGTGACGTGAACGAGGAGTACGACAACGAAGACAGGTTTCTTGAGAACTTCTGGAAATGGGAGAACGCAAAAGATTCTGTAGAGCTTCGCTACGAACAGGCAGAAGCACGTTGGGCAGCAAGGGCTGCAGAGCAGCGCCTCGCGGAGGAGCGTGCTCAAGAGGCAGCTAAGGCTGCAGAGCAGCGCCTGATGGAGGAGCGTGCTCAAGAGGCAGCCAAGGCTGCTAAGAGGAGTTTCGCTGCAGTGTGCAGCACTCCGGTGGTTTCATTGCCACCACCCCGGAACATTGGGGGAGCCGCACCAGTGAAGAAGGTGTCAGCTGTCAAGAATAAGCCGTGGTTTATCAGTCTGGAACATGACTACGCGGCTGTTGAATCCTGGGGGGAGGAGGCACTCAAGGATGATTAGAGCCATTGGGCTTTGAGATTACAGTATTGAAAACAAACCAACAAACTAGAGAGGGACAAACAGGTCTCTTCTCTTTTTACCTCAGAAAGTGTGTATACACGCTCTGAGGTACATGGAGTGGGATTTGAACCCACGCGGATTTCTCCAACAGTTCTTAAGACTGTCACCTTAACCAAGCTCGGTCATCCATGTCCGGTCATACTAAGTTCCATACCTTTAAACCGTTCCTGCTTTGACTTCCAAATCAGTAACGATTTTTTCATGAGGAAGTTCCAAGTAAAGAATGGTACTAAAAAAAGGTGATGTACGTCCATCTAAAATCATATATCTAGTTTTAGAATTTTCTAAAATATTAGTTAACAGTTTTCCAAATAATCGATCTTTATTCATAGTATCACGAACTTCAACTTTACATTGTCCATTCCATCCACACATATGAGCATTATCGCAAGAATTGGGAGTCTTAAATTGGCCACACGGTTTACGAATTTTGGAAATAAAATCAATAGGAGTATCTACTTTCGCAAACTGTACTTTCTCAGAAAACCAGGATGCTAACAAAGGTTCGACTTCTTTGCGGATAGGTGTATTTGATAATGCTGTTCGGAGTTCTGAATCACCTTCTAAATCTTGAGTCAATTCAAATAAAATAAAGTTATACACTTCATCTGCATACGAAATAGATTTATAGGTTTGAATATCTTCAGGATTTTTATCTCCAAATGTGAATTCATTCTCTCCTTCCTTGATTATCGTAGCCAGCACATCTTCGGGTTTACCAGTTCCTGCTTGAGGGACTACGGGAATACGTAATCCACATTCCAAAAGCAATTCAACAATATTTCCTTCAGAATCAGCCAATTCGCGTTCTAATTTAAATCCGCGGTGAAATTCAGTGATCAGAGATAGGTAAATAACCATTTTATCTCGAGTAGGTAATTGGTCTCCAATATCAAAATAGGATTGATAGGATACATAATCTCGTAAACCCAGAGGCACAGGGGCATTTTTAAAGGGGATTAAAAGTTCTCCAGGATAAAAAAAGGCTTGCATACGTCCAAATGGATCTAAAATTAAATTAGGTAAATCTTCAGGATAAATTTTTTGGAATGCTTCCAGGGCTTCAGAAGATGTAGGGATACTTAGTTGACATACACGTTGACGTAATTCGTCAACTTTTATAACTGTTGATTTTCCAAACGGTTTTTTCATTAAATCGGCAGCATAAGAAAAATTACGACCTTTGCGAGAAACAAACGCAAGACAATCTACTTCATCTCCTGCTTGTAAAAGAAGAACAGCCTTTTCACCATCTGTTTGCTGAGAATAGAAAACACATCCCATAGTACCAGAATGCAAGAAAACTCGATAGATATCAATACCTAGATAAATACAGGTGTATTCAACTTCTTGCAGTTGTGTCAATGTTCCTTCACGAAATGCTTTTGACATTCCTGAAATAATTTGGGCTACTTTTTTACGAGATAGTTCATCAGTATCAAACGGTTTGATTCCTGATATCTTATCTTCAATTTCATCAAGATGTTCGGACGCTGGAGTCATCCATGAATGTAAAAAAGAACAATTCAGAGCAACTTGGACTTCTTCACGAGGTTCAGGAACTTGAGTTTCACCAAACAGTTTAGGAATGGTTTGTGAACTTCTACCTAACCCTACACGAAAAAACGCACTGAATCCGGTAGGAATACGACTTCCATTCTTTTTGAAATACGAATAATCAGTTTGAATATCCAGAACGTCTAGAAGTTCAGGAGGTAAATAGGCTAGACGAAACTCTTCTAATTCAGTTTTAGTCTCTCTGTTCACATAATATTTTCCTTCTTGACCGTCTGTAGATAACGTTTTAGGTTTATGTTCTGTACGAAAACAGCAAGGAAGTTCTTTTTGATTCGCTGGAGAAATGGGGGGATTTTTGCTATATCCGGCAAAGGAAAATCCTTTTGTACGTGGAATAACTGAGAATTCACGCACATCTGCCTTAGAATCAGTTTGAGATCTGACCTTTCCTCCACAGACTGGACAAGCATTATTGACTAACTGTTCTTTTTTCAAGGGAATCTTATCATACATACACCAATATTCAGGACACATGATGACACCATCAGGATCTTCCCAATTGAGAATCTGTTCAGATTTCATATTTTTACGAGGATCAAAATCAGGAGCCAATGCATCTAATTCAGATTTCTTTAATCCGATAGGTTGATGCGATTGTTCACAAGCACCAGGATAATCAGGATTAGGGTTTGCAGGATCAAATGTTCGAGGATCAAACTCTTCAAGACGTTTAATGAAATAAGAATACTTTGAAGACTTCTTTCCTGTCTTCTTTTCTTCAACTTTCTGTTCAGGTTCTGCTTCTTCTAGATACGAAAATAGATCTCCAAAAGATTCATCTAAATTGTATTCAAAATCAGAAACAGCAACCTTAGTTTCTGATGTTTCAACTTTTTTAGGACAAATAGAGTCCAGAATTTTAGATTTAGGATCACTCAGAATATAACGTAAGATACTCGCATATTTAGCAGGACGATCCAGATCAACTACAGAAGAAACGATCACTGAATTAGGTAAAAATTGAAGCAAGGGAAATCCACGAGTTTTGCGATCAAGTAATCTTGGATCATCTTCAATTCTTGATCTGATTCCTGAGAGAAGTCTAGCACTATCTTCAAGAGATAATTTCAATTGCTGTTGAATATCTTGTGGAGTCAGAAATTCATTATCTTTTAAGAGATCAACTACATACAGATCAGAAACAGTTAATCCTTCCAGAGCATAATCTGTTCTCAAAAACTTGAATACGTCGGGGTGTTTACGGTCTTGATCAAATATGGTAGACAGACATCCTAGACGTCTAGTATCTAATTCCTCCAGTGCTTTAGGAAACTCTAATTCAAATTTAATTTCTTGAAGTGCCCATCGACACTTTTTCAAATCAGATTCCGCAAAGAAAGGGGTTATAGAATCTAACGTCCAAAACCATTTACAAAGTTGTTCACGTAGATCTTCTAACGAATCATCAGAAGAATCGCGATACACACCAAATGAAATATCTGTGGCTGAAATAGAAATTCTGTCAAAATGTTCACGTGATTTTCCTCGGTACAACACAAGTTTAGGACGACTTCCTGGAGGTTTAGTTTTTGTCCACCATTGACTCCACATTGGAATATCCAAAAAAGGTTTCTTGGTTTTGACATTTTCAGTAAAGAATTTATGCCGAGATACTTCAGTCTGTGAAGTAAAGAAGGTTACGCAAGGAATCTTTTGCGATACAGTTAATCCGTAAAACATCTGTTCAAAACGGGTACGCACATGATCAATTTCTGTATCTACTAATTCCACATACCAAATGGCTTTTAGGAGACTGGTCTTTTTTGGTGCTGGAGGATCGATACTCAAAAGTTCATTAAGATGTTGAGAATTATTTTGGAGTAAGGTGATTTGAGATACAGGTAATTTTTGAGGAGTTTCAGTTCTCAGTAAAGGTGTATACGCTCCTTCTGCTGGAATGACCCAAAATCCACGAACTTTATCTTTTTGATAAAAACTCATGAATAACTTGGAATTATCAGGAATAGGAGTTTCTGCAGAAATGATACGAGATGCTAGAGCACTTGGGGTAAACGGTAAACAAAATGAACGTTGATCTTCAACACCCAGAATCCAATATTCCACGAATTCACCAGATGGATCCCATAAATCGTGAAGTTCTTCGGGATAGGTCATCCATTCATCACGATCATAATTTTTGAACGGAACTTTTACTGCAGGAACACGGTATTCCGAACAGTAAGAATCCAACATTTCTCGTTCTAACGGTCGACCATCTAGAGAAAGACGATGAAAAAGTAGATCCCAATTTCGTTTATCTTGAGTATAATAGTGTCGTGATAATTCAATACCAACTAAGATGTACAAACGATCAGGATGAATATCAACAGCCACACCAATATGTTGTCTCACCACATCTATGGTGTCGTCTTCAAAAAACTGGACCGGCCTGTCCATATTCACGATCTGGGTCTTGAACATCTTATTAAAACGGAATATAATTATATGAATATAAGGTTCTCATATCATGGCATCTATATCTCCTCGTGGAACTCCTACAGGAGATATTGAGCAGGGCATCGCACATGATGCGGAGACAGGTACAGGTTGGCTTCTTGCTGATCTGACCTTTATTATGCCCAAACTGCCAAAGCCAAAGGCAAAAAAGGTTCAAGTACCTTTATCCATCTTCAACATGTTCGCACCTTTAACTACAATTGTTATAGGTGAATAACATCTAAAATGGATTTTTTACTGGAGCATCTGATTCAGCAAAAATGCCAGAATACGTTCACTTACATGCCAACACGTGTAAGTTCATCTTTGAATCTCTAGAAGGTGATTGGACAACAGGTTCACATCAAATCTCGATTATCTTGATGTACAGTCAGATTCTACCAAGTCGTCTAGACTATCTTGCTTCCTATTTGGTGAAACAATTTGGCAATTTTCGACAAGATGTAGAACTTACATTTTGTGGAAAAACAAATACCATGTACTGTATTCAAATTAATTTGGGTCATGAACCGTATACTCCTTACGCAATCACAGTTCAAGATCAACGAACTGGGCGCATATTTATCGATGAATGGGGACCTTCTGCTGAAGATACTATGTTGATCCATTAAAGAGGCGTATCCGAAATTGTCATTCCGCAATATTCAGTTGGATATTGATTATAATTTGTGGGGGTATATTCCCCATTTTTCATACAATCTTGTAATAACTTTTTAAAGTTTGACCAGAATTCAGGAGTATGTCCCATAGATTCTGTCATCAAATGCGCCATTTCGTGAAGCAATACAAACATCACCGTATTTTCATCCGCAAAAGGATACGGTGGTTTCTTATCACGAATACAGACCACTATTTTCTCTCCCTTATTTTCTGAATAGGAAGTGGAAGGAGCATCCAAATCATTTTCCTGAAAGACTTCAGGATTAAATTTAGCAATCAGTCTTTGATACGGTGGATCAGCAGAAAAGTTAGAATCATTGCGAAACCCTTCTACAATTTTAACTAAGTTCTTTCTTAACTTTGCGATTCGGTCCGCTGCTTCCTGTTTATCTGGCAGATTTTGAACAGCATACGTTTTTCCATCAACAGAACTTTTTACAGAAACAGTGTTTCTAGGACCTGATAAATATGACATACCCAGAAATAATCCAGTTCCTGCAAGAAGAGGAATCATTATGTTAATCTAAGAAAAACGGATTAAATTTTTATTGAATATGGGTCTAGTATTATTGTTTTCCAGTTTATTTTGAATGTCGTATTTTATCGTGACACTCGGCAAGACTCCGGAAGATATTGCCAAGCAGAATGCTGAGCATGAGGCTGACCTTTACAGGTTGGAGGTGTATACAGCGGCACTCAAGCTTGTGGGCCCCTTTCATGAGGCACTACAGGCAGGGAAGAAGAAGGGGTTCAAGTTCTCTTTTGCAGGTCAGAGTAGCGAGTTTACACAACACGTGACCACTGTGGCGAATGAACTTGCAGCAATCTGGGAGACCCCTGCACAGCCGGTTACCAAACCGGTTGAGGAACCAACAGGCATGCCCGGGCTACCATCCCCAATCCGCGAATCTTCGTGGCGCGAGGGGTACACGGAGTTTGGCATGTTCGTAATTGCTCCTTTGAGGGGGCAGTAAAATTGGTGTAAGAAATTACACCTTTTTTACGTGTCGATACCCTTGCGGAAAGAATCGGTTTCAATCGTGGACTGGTTCCAGGGGCCAGTGGTGGTCTGACCTTGAGGGTTAGGATCCTCGGCACGAATGTCGCGAGAAGGGTTGCGGAAGGTTTGAGAAATACCTGCTACAGCGGTATTGGTATGGTAACCGGCCTGAAGCAGATTCTGGCCCTTGAGATCATCCATACTTCCGGGGTTTACAGCAGCAAAAGAAGCGCCTAGAGAACCCTTGGGAAGAAGTTCGGAAGAGGACAAAGTGTTCTCGGTATAGGTTCCCTGAGATGCAGGATGGCGAGCCTTTAGGGATTCTACAGGCTGAGCGTTTCCGCCTACAAGGTGACTACTCGCACTCATGGGAGGAGTGTCAGATAGCGGAGAATGGACGCCGAGGGCTCCGGATGCTTTATCCATGGATAGACCCTCAGATAGCATTCCTTTCGTCCCAGAATATCCGTTCATCACAAAAGCAAGGAGGACGACACCTCCCAAAACAAGGCCAAGTTTCATGGTCTGAGATACTTTCATATTTATGTTGAAGAACGGAAAAAAATGGATGGGAATGATATCCCTGCTTTTCAGTAAGAGATGATTCTGTTTATCCTGACAACCTTGGCAGCAACACTTTTATCATTAATGTACATTGGCCAAGCCCAAGTTAAATATTTAAAAGATCATTGGTCGGAATTAAGGTGTAATCCTTTTTATATGCCCATGGCGAGTGTGGTTGGTGTAGATCCGATGTCGAACTTCATGAAATGTACCAATAAAAGTTTTGGCGATTATGCCGGTGCCGCCATGGATCCTTTACACGGTCAAATGTCTATCGTCGGCGACTCTCTGTCCTCCATTTCAGGAGCCCTAAGTGATATGCGAGGTCTGTTCAGTAATGTTCGTGGAGGGTTCGGAATGGTCTTTCAAATGGTCTTTGGAAAGATAGCCAATTTGATGTCATCTATGCAGTATCTGATGATCAGAATTCAAACCTTGATGGGTCGTATTGTTGGTGTCTTTGCTACAATTATCTACAGTTTCTATACCGGAATGAATACTGGTCAGGCTGTTTGGAACGGTGTTCCTGGTAAGATCGTGCGCGGTTTGGAAAGTTTATAGTCTAGCAAATGAATAATGTACCTGTTTTTGGCAGTGAATGCCGTGACGGTAGGATTTATCGTCTATCTAACCATTACACAAAATATTCAAAAACTTCGTAACAATTGGAGTTTATATCGTTGTAATCCACTGTACATGCCTTTTGCAGGATGGGTAGATCCTAAAGATGGTATGGATGGAAATTTTCGAAAATGTATGAATCTCTACGGAAAAGATTTAGTTGGTGGAATGACTGATATTTTTGGGGCTCAGATGGCTTTGATTCTTGATGCCTTATCTAATATCCTCAATCCTCTAAAACTATTCCGAGAACTGTTTACAACAATCCGAAAATTTATTTTGTCTTTTACAAATTCTACCTTACAGAAAGCATCAGGACCCTTGAGCGCTTTCTCATTTTTATTGATGAAGATCCAAGATCTGATTCATAAAATGACGGCTTCAGGCTATGTCAGTGCCTTTTTTGGTCTGAGTGCTATTTCATTTATGGAAGGATTTGTTACTTTATTTATGAATATTGTCAAAGCCTTTGTGATTGCAATGTTAGTGATTGCAGTTGTCTTAGCCTTCTTTAATTTTCCTTTGTTAGCTATAGTCTTATTTTTGGCATCACTTCTTCAAGGTGTCTAATAAATTCTACGGTATAAAAAAAGGATGAACCGCACCATGCTAGTTATTGTCTTATTTGTCGCTGCGTTAGCGTCCGGTTTACTAATGAAATTCATGCCTCGTGAAGGGTTTGCTCAGCGTGAAGTTGGTAAGCCTACCTCTGGATCTCCTATGGGTCCTTATGATGAACAACCAAGAGGATGGACAGCCTCTGAACCTATGCCTGTAGGAAATCTTCCTCAGAATGTCGCCCTTGAACAGAACAAACTCATGTACCTAGAAGGTAACTCTAGTGCCCCTGAATGCTGCCCAGCATCTGGTCTATCCTCCGATGCAGGTTGTATTTGCTTAACTGGCCAAGATCGTAAAGAAATGAATAGCCGCTTCGGTAATCGTTAACATTTTTAAGTGAGAACTCATAATAAATGAATTTTATGAGACCGTTCAAGAAATTCCGTAAAGAACTGAACTCCAAATTTCCTGAACAGTTTCCACGAGTAACTGTAGAATCAGATGATATCGACACTTTCCATGCTGTTTTTGTTGAACATTCTCTAGAGATCCTGAAAAAAGATGAGAGTCTCTGGTTAGTTCCTCGAGTGGTCTTTGGTCAAGATTTATCCGAACTCTGGAAAGATGAAAAATCTCATTCTGTGATCTGGGGAAATATGCAAGGATGTCTCATTGCCTCCATGTTTCACGGAAAACTGGAAGACAAACTCAAGGGTAACATTCCTTTGCTGTCTACCATGCTGAAATCCTTTATTGGTCAACGATCTGAACTTGACGATATTCTGAATGATGAAAGCAAACAGTCTAGTATTACTGATTTCCTAGAGTTCCTGAAAGAAACCAAGATGGCTGGACTGGCTCTATCTATTTTTGAGAGACTAGACTTTTCTCAACTAGATATTGATATTACCTCTTTTGATGATATTCAGGGCAAGATGGCTGAACTTCAGAATAATCCTGCTATGCAGAAAATCCAGTCAGATCTGAAGGCTCTGATGGAAGAAAAGGCTAGAACTGGTGAGTTCACAAAAGAAGTTGTTATGCGCGATCTGGAAGCTATTAAAGTTAAAGTTCAAGAACTGTTTGGAAACGCGTTCAATGATATCTTGGGTACTCGTAAAGCAGAAGTACCTTCTGAGGTCATTACAGGAAATACTCCAGAAGCACGTAGAGCTCGTATGATTGCGAGAATGAAACGAAAATTAAAAGACAACAAATAATAAGCAATGAACGAACCAATCTGGTATACTAGTCCATCAATTTTGTTCTCAGCAGGAACATGGCAAAGATTCGTTCCAACTAAAGAGATGGATGTTCCTACAGCCCTGAACTCAGTAGTCCGATTCACGATATACTTTTCTGTTTTGCTGTACGCCTGTACATCTAAGCACGAATATCTTCTTGCAATTCCTCTGGTTCTAGTCGTATCTGCTATCTTTTCTCAAGTATTTCCGAACACCCGTCCTCTAGTTGAATCATTTCAAACTGTTGTCAAGAAACTAACCCATCCAACAGCATCGAATCCGTTTATGAATCCCTTGCTGACAGAAATTTTGGATAATCCAGATCGTCCAGATGCAGCACCTATAACAGATAAAGTGGTTAAGGCTGAAATTGATAAAGCCTTTCAACAGACTGAAGAATTGTATATGGATACCAGTGACAGATTCGATTTGGCTCAGTCACAGAGAACCTTTCATACTATGCAGTCTGCTACCATCCCCAGTGACCAAGATGGATTCCTGAAATTTTTGGCTAAAGGTGTGGACGAACCCGATCATTCTAGCGCCTTCCCTGCTAGAAATGCTAAACGTAAATCCGAAGCATACGTAGAAGCCCAAGGATCTCTAAACAGTCTTCCTAACTCGACGAGTAAGCCTACGGGTGTTTCTCCTACCAGGGCGAAGATGTAACGCATCCATCAATTCTTTTAAGGAGGTTTTGCTTCCTGGTGAGGAGAGTTCCTTTCCATCAGTTCTAGCAATAAAATGCGGGAATCCAGAAATACCTTTTTGTTCACGCAGACCTGGTGGTAACTCGGCACTTTCAATTTCAGCAAATTTATATTTCTTACCCATTTTGGTTTTCTTCAATTGATTCCAAAATGGTTGAGTACTAATGCAATATGGACACCCGTTCATATGAAAAAATATGATGACATTAGTTTGAGCCAAAATTTTTGGAATATCTTTCATTTATTATTATAAATGGAATCTAATTGGAATGGTTACTTGAAAGCCTTGGGAAAAGCAAAAATTCCACAAGATACCAAAGAATTTCCAACGACGGAAGGGAATACAGTATCATCTGGATTTATTGAATGGAAAGCGAAGAATCCTACGCAACAAGCTAAATACGATCCAATGTCTCTCAACTGGAAAGGTGTCCAAGCATCAGAATCTGCTGTATCACAATATCAACCAGTAAACAAAAATACGGAGAGTAAATAAATGTCTTCCGTTATCCCCTATATTTTTATGACTATGCGTGAACAAGTTAAAATTTATCATTGGCAGACACTTTCCTACCCAAGACATGTTGCTACAAATGATTTAGTAACAAAATTAGACGCAAGTATTGATCAGTTTGTGGAAGTGTATATCAGTAAATACGGCAGACCTCTGTTTACTGGAAAGACTTCAAGCATCAAATTAAATAATTTTAAAGATATTGAAATGACTCGGTTCGTGAAAGATGCTATTTCATGGTTAGAAAACGATCTTCCCCAGAAGTTGAAAAAAACAGATACTGATCTCTTAAACATACGTGATACGATTGTTACCGATCTAAATCAAACATTATATTTATTCACTTTAAACAAATAATGATCGGTACACCGTCTCAATACAAAAAAGAAAAAATGTTTGGAAATCCGCCAGAGTCTTTACCTAAAGGTTCCTATTTCTTGAGAACTCCAGAAGCCTCTTTATACGTGAAACCGTACGAGAATCAGTATGTTATTCGTGATGTTTTTGTTAAAGAAGATCAGCGTGGAAAAGGATTTGGACGTCAGATCATGACGGCTATTCTTGAGTTTCTTATCCCGAAAAAAAAGAAGATTATACTTTACGTAGATCCTCAAAATAAGATTGCCAGAACGTTGTACCTATCTCTAGGGTTCAAGTTCATCAAGAAATCTGGACACGGAGATAAATTACTCATAGATCCCACACATAAATGAGTACCACTTGTACACATCATGTAGGTGATAATTATTCACCATGTCCATTTGCTGGGCATATTTCTCCTCTGTGATTCCAGAGACTCGTTTCAACACTTTCATGACAGGGTACAGCAGGCTTGAGAAAATGACCATAATCTCTTCAGGTGTAGCATTGCTGCTATACTCTGGAGTCTTGGTGTAATTGTCCATACCCTTGACGCGTCGTCGATAATTCACATGGTGAACATTGATGAGACGCCTGTACTCTGCCTTGAACTTGAATGAAATCAGTTCATCTATCTGAGGATTTGTACCCACTTGGGCAACAATCTCGTCGTCGGTCATACATGCTAGGTTAAAGAACCCACCATCTATGAGTATCGGTTTCCAAACACTCATATCCGTCATGCATCCACACTCTCTGCCATACGTGATATCCCAAAGGATATTATTACGTATGTACTCTTGGTCATTCGGAAACAATTTCAGAATCCGCTCAAAGGTAGGAATCAACTCGCTACCTGTGTATTGCTGGACTACCAGCCTTTTCTTCTGCGCAATAACCTGTTTCATGATATCAATCAAGAACACGTTTCTCTCTTCATCTTCCATATACTGAGAAAGAAAGATAGCGTCGGTATTTTTATTGGAATACTTATTGTAATCAGATTTCACAAATCCTAGAGATGTGAAATACTTGTTAACCAAGTTTTCACGATCAAACAGAGGATCCACATTAATCAATGTCCAGTTTCCGCCCATATCACGGACAAATTTGGGGAATATCTGATTATTCCGGTCATTGTACTGTTCAAACGAACAGTGCGGTGCTGACCCGATGCCAATGTAGACG